TCTTTTCCTATACCAATGAAACCCCTTAAATCGGTGTGAAAATTTGCCGGGTGTATTAATATAAAATCCCTGTCCGGTACGTCCTCAATAATGAAATGATCGTTATATTTTGAACTGTTGCGACTTTTAACGTTATAATTTCCGGTTGGTATGCAACTAATGTTTCGCTGGTTGTCGTTATTTGCTAACTCTAATGTTGTACTCTCAAAAATAACGCTTAATCCGTCAAATATAAATAAACGGCCTAACGTCTGTTTTTTATCCTGGTTTAACCTTATTATTACGGCTCTTTTCATTATTTATATAATTTTTTCTTAATGTCTTTTAAATCCTCTTTTATTTCGTTTAGGTCCTGTTTTGTTGTTGCTATTGTTTGCAAAATTAAATTGTTTTGCATTTCAAATTCAACGCGTGTAACTTCCGGTTGTATTGGAACAGGTAATTTTTTTGCCTCCTCAATGTCTTTTTGTAAAACGATATATTCGCCAACAAGTAACGCAATAATCCCGCCTATTGTAATTAAATTCCTTAATGTTATATTAAACGTTTGCTCTCCTGGTGTTGTTTGTGGTACCATAATTTAAACTGCTATAATTGTAATTTTTGCACCGTAAATTTGGTCTGAACTTGCTCCAATTTCATAAGATATACTTAAATAATCCCCTAAAATTGACGTCCAGGCCGTCCCTAATGTTAACGTTGTGTTTGCCGTTCCTGTTCCCTGTGTCGCGCCGCTTGCGCTATTTGTTCGGGCTGTACGAACTGCAATATTTCTATTTTGACTGCTGTACACGTCAACGGCTGTAACTTTATAACCTGTTGGTATGTATGCCGACGCATATAATTTAACTCTTGATCTGTAACCAGTCGGTTGAACAGATTTTAAATCGTCCCGCGTGTAAACTCCAATTGTTGTAACTGACGTGGTTTTAAAATCATCAGGTTTTATATATATTTCAGTTTCTGTTACTCCTTTATATAAATTTGGTGTTGCCGTTCCCGCTGTAATTACGTTGCTTAACTCATTTGAACGCAACATAATATAACAGCCTTTTTTATAATCAAAAGACGGCGTTACATTGTTAAAATTTACTTGTGTTGCGCCGCTTGTTTGTTCGCCGTTTGTGATTAATTCTGTTGCCCCTCTTAAACTTGTGTCAACTAAAAATAATTTTTGGTTGTCGTAAACTTTACAAATTAAAGTTTTTAATGCTACTTTGTCAATTGTAACCCCGGCGTCCACGTCCTCCGCTGTAATTCCAACAATTAAATCGTTTAATAAATAACCTTGTTTTGTTGTTAATGTTTCGGTATTTGTTGCCAACGGCATTGGTTTGCCGGCTGTCATTGTACTATCCTCTTGCTGTGGTCCTCCTCCTCCTCCGCCCGGTCCTGGATCGATTGGATCGTAAACGTCCGTGATTGTGTCGGTTATTGACGCGGACGAAATGTTTAATTTATACCAGGATCCGGACCAACTGTCCGCCTGTGGATTAAATTTACCTCCCGCGAAAATATAACGCGCTTTTCCGCCTCCGATTTTATCCTCGTATTTTATGGTCCTATGTGGCGCGTAACTTGTCGAAATTATTGTACCGTTTAAAACGATTAACGGCTCGTCTAACGTTTTAAAATATTCATTACATAATAATTGGCCAGGTGCAACGTATGAACCAACCGCGGCGCGTCTAAAGCCGTTTGTGCTTACATATTCGCCACCTATTTTAGCCCTTAACGTTGTAATTTGGTTGCTGCTGCTGTTTGTGCCTAACGTAAGGTCCCCTAAATTTATGTCCGGGGCTTGGTCGTTTCCGCTTTGACTTGAATAATAAATTGCTCCTATTGGCGCTTGTTCTTCGCCTGTTGCTAATTCCTCATCAACTGTAATGTCTGAACCGTAAGGAACTAACCCCAATTGAATTGTTTGCGTTGTTGGTGTAACGGGCGTTCCTGTGCTTATATTATAGTTTAAATTTGTTGACGGTGCGGGGTTATGTTCGGTTAACCAGGTGGTCCAATCGTTCCAAATGTTGGTAAATGGTATGTCATCAGTCCAATAAAAAATATAACTGTTGGCCGGAACAATTTGCATTTGTACCTCGCCAAATGTAGAACCTAATTCGGGTAAATTAACCCCGGCCATATAAAACCGCGCTTTTGCCGTTGCTGTTCCTGTGCTTGGTTCATTATTTTGCCATTGTGTAAATTGATATATATATTGCCCCCCAAATGCGGCTAATGCGTTTTGTACGTCTGCCTGGTCGGTTGAAACGCCGCCCGGTCCGTTTTCGTAATATGTACCGGCGCCGGTGGCTATTGTAATCGTGCTGTCTGTTGTGGTCCAAAAATAATCATATGGGTTTAAACTGCCGGGAACGTGTGCAAGGTATTTGTTACCAACTTTTAATTTAATACCTAAAAAGCCCGTCATACTGTCGGACTGCCCAAAACAAGGCGTTACCGCGCCCGATCCTGTTAATGGCAACGTTTGCGTTAATATAACGTTTAAAAAAAAGGTTAAATTTGTTGTTCCTTGGGCTAAATAACCTAAACTTTGAAACCCGCTTGTATAATCTAAATTTAGCGGAATAGTACAAAAATTATTACCGAAAATATATTTTGCTCTAACGCTTTTGGCCTCGTTTCTAACGCTATATTTTGCGCCGGCTAATATAATACCTTTGCCCGCGGTTGTTGGCGTTGCGCTGTTGTCAATGTCTATTTCGTCCGCTGTGCCGTCCGGATAACCGGTTGTTGTCGGCCAAATTTCGCCGCCGCTTGCGTCCGCGTGTGTTGATATGCTTGGGTCCGGCTGCGCTTGATCTAAAAACGGCGCTTGTTGTACCCAATAACGCCCGGCGGACTGCAACAAACGTAACATAAAAGGTTTTAAAACTCCGTTTAATTCGTCAATATAATTATTAATTGTTAACGGGAAATTTTCAGGATCCGTTACAAACGCCGCCCGGTTGTAATATGTAACCCTTAACGGGTTTGTGTCTGCCGGCGGTGTTAAACCGCTTTGTCCGTTCCACCATTCCGTTTGGAACGCCCATTGAAAATAAATATTACCCCAAATTAAATCTAAATCATAATTGTCCTCAAAAATTTGCAACGGGTGCGTTAAATCTTTATAATCGGATTGACTTGCAACGTCGACTTGATTGTTATATTTATTTAACGGCTTGTTTAAACTGTCTGTTGCTTTTACCTCTACAATATACGGGAACGCTGCGTCTGGGTAACCGTCAAAACCGGACGTAATCCAACCCGCCCACCATATTCCGGCAATGTTCCAATTTGGCGTTGTATCTGCGGACCGTTGGATTACTATGTAATAACTTTGGTTTTGTGCTGTTAATATTGTATGCGCTGCCGTTAATTGTGTTGCGTCTTTAACTAAAAATTGAACGGTACACGTGGACGGCATTGTCCCCCCTAAAATTGGATCGTTTAATTTTTTCCAACTAATTGAAAATCCTGGCGTTCCTAAACTTATTTGTGTTGTACTTGTTACCGTGTCGGTTTTATGCCAAATTTGAACATTAAAACTAATCCCGTTGTTAGATATAAAAGAACTTTCAAAATGTTTTTTTGTAGGCATTTTTTATAATTTTTGCGCGCTTTGTCCGTAATCGCTTTCCAATTGGTTGTTTATTGCTGCAACTAAATCGGTACCCTGTACAACAAAATGACCGCTAACGTTAACGTTACCACCTAAACCGCCTAAAACGCTGTTAGGCAAAACCATTCCGCCCGTGGTTGGTTGGAATATTTCCGGTCCGGCCTCCCCAATTAACGCGGGTTGTCCGGCTGCTAAAACTCCCCCGTTTTCCATTGCCGGTAATGGTGCCGCTGCTATCGCTGCAACTTGCGCGGCTCCTAATGCGCCAACAACCGCGGCCATTGCGGGATTGGCTAAAACTTTAGTAACGTTTGCCGCTGTATTAATAATCGCTTGAAATATTGCCATTGCTTTTTCTGCAATTGCTTTCTTTTTATTAATTGCGGCTTGTTTTTTTGCAACTTTTTCGTCCAATGCTAATAACGCGGCTTTTTTCTGTTCCTCGTTCATTTTAGACTTTTCTATTTTTTCGGCCTCGCTTGCGTAATAATTATCTAATTTAATTTGTTGATTATCTAACAATGTTCCGGCTAAATCAAACGCCTGGCCTATTGCTGTACCAAATTTTTCAGCAAAATTTAAAACGGCGTTGCTCATTCCGTCCATAACGTTAAAAACTTTTTCTTCAAATGTCATTAATGGCGCGTCCGGAATTTCATAATTTACTCGTATAGGCTCGCCGCCTAATCCGCCGCCGCCGCTTTGTAATTCCTTTTTTTGTAATTTAATAATTCCGGTTTGTTCTCTACCTGTTGCGCCACCAACCCCCAAATTAGAACCTAAAACGCCCATTGCCGATGCTGCATTAACAGCGCTGTTTTTAATACTTGTAAAAAAATCTTTAAATTCTGTTTTTGCTTTTGGGACGTCTGTTTTAAATTCTTCTAATTTTTCGGCTATACTGTCGAACGGGTTTTTAACTTGTTCTTTACCCATTAATTTTAGAACCTCATTATATCCGTCTATTAACCAGGAAAAAAGATTGTTTTTAATAAAAAATTGTAACAATGAAATTAACGCGTTTTTAACTAATGCAAATGCCATTTCTGCGCGTTCTTTTATTGCCTCCCAATTGTCGGCCGCGTACATAATCGCGGCAACTAATGCGGCTAAACCGGCAATAATTCCGATTATTGGCAAACTTAACCCGCCGATAACTCCGGCTAATGCGCCAAATAATGAAATTGCGGGACCTAATAAAGCAACAACGCCACCAATTGAAACAATAATAACTTTTGTTCCTTTGTCTAAACCGTTAAAAGACGTAATTAAACCCTGTATAAAACCAACTAATTTATTTAAAACTGGAATTAATAAACCTCCTATGTCCTCCATAAGGTCGCCAAAACTATTTTGTAACTGTTTCAATCCTCCGGCGCCGGCTTTTGCTGCTGCCGCGGCGCTGCCTCCGTATTGTTTTTCTAATTCGTTTAATATTATAGTTTGCGCCTCTGCTAATTTTCCCGTTTCAACTAAACTGTTTATTACTTGTTTTTGGTCTGCCGAAAACTGAATACCGGAACGGCTTAACGCGGACAAATTTGCAACAGGATCGTTTAGGGCTTTCCCTAATTGAATAGACGCGCTTTTTAAATCCCCGTCTAACCTTGTGGCCAAATCTAACGCGGCCTGTTGGGTTCTGTCAAATTGTTTGCCGGTTATGTTAGTGAACGTTAATAATTGGGCTGTTGCGTCCCTTAAAATAACTTCATCGCCAAATAAAGTTTTACTTTGTAAATCAGACGCCATTTTTTGCAATTGTTGGGACGTTCGCCCAACTTGTCCGCCGGTTGTTTTTAAACCTTGTTCAACTTGCGCAATTGCTTTTTGTTGTTTGTCAAACGCTCTAATTGACGCGCCGGCAAACGCTGCTAACGGTGCTGTTAATCCGACCGTCATTGCTTTACCTACTTTTTTAAGGCTTTTTGACGTGCTTTTAAAACCTTTTTGTACCGTTTTCATTTTAGATTGAAAATCTGAAATGTTAGCCGTTAATTTTATTCCAACTTTTTTATTTGCCATTTTTTAGGGCTTTGTTTCGTTCTAAAACATAACGAGCGCGTTCTTTGTTTATCTTTTGTTTTTTTGGTTTTTTATCCCAAACAAACGGCCAAAGTGTTTGCGGCGTAATTTTCGCGTCCTTTTTTAAATGCGGTTTAATTAACGTTGTCGCCAACATTCGGGAACGTTCCCAACTGTCGCGGCTGTGTTGTTGGTCGCGCTCTGCTAAACCCTGGACCGCGTTGTTAAATTCCCTAAACGTTAACTCATTTAATTCGTCGGGCATATAACCCAACCAACCAAACGCAATTTTTTCGACGTCGTCGTAATTTTTATAACCGGTATATTCGGCGTTTGTAACTACTTTTTTTTTGACGCTTTGGGTTTTCCTTTACTGTCGCCAAAACTTTCAGCAAAAACGTTTAAAACGTTTGTCATTGCCTCGTTGTCGTCGTCCATAAGGTCGGCAACCTCGTCCAGGCTTAACGTAAATTCTGTCTTTGTAACCCTTGCGCCGTCTGCTAAACCAGCATAAACTAACGCGATCGCTTGCGTTAACGTCATTTTATTGGCTAAACCGTCCAATTCTTGTAACGTTGTTCCTGTAATGTCGGAAAATTTGCGCAATGCTGCGAACCCGTATTTTACCGGGTAATCCTTGCCGTTAATAAATACCGGTGTCGCTTTCATATTACGCCGCTAATGTTAATTCACCGTTACCCGCTAATGATACGCTAAACGTTGCCTGGTCCTCAACTCCGCCACTAATGGAAAAACTTGTAATAATTGCTTTTCCGCTGTAAAATTTGTCCCCGGTGGCCGGTGTTCTTAAAGTAAATTCAAAAAATACCTCTGCGCTGTTTGTTGCGTCGTTTAAAAAATTTGTGTAAACGTCCTCCGCTGTTTTCATTGTTGCATAGGGCGCCCCCGGTGTTCCAATAAAATATAAACCCTCCGCCGATAATGTAAAACTCCTCATTCCTGGGATTATAGATTTCCAGGCTCCGGAATTTTTATTGCTTTGGTCTATTTCGTCGCGGCTTACTTCTAAACTGCAAGACGTTCCGTACGCAATTTCTTTTTCTGCGCCTGTTCCGCCGATTTTTAAAATTAAATCTGAACCGTTAATTAATGATGCTGTCGCCATTTTTTAGTTATTTTTTTTGTTGTTGTTATTATTTGGTTTTTTGCCGTGTTCTAAAAAGGCCGCGCCGCTTTTAATAAACGGTTCAACCTCTTTATAATTTTTGCGTTTCATTATCATATTTTTAAAATAGATAATCCCGTCTTTTTTTAATTCTTTTGTAAATCTAATAATAAAACTCATTTTTTTCGTGGTTTTTAATTATAAAGTCGTATATCAAATAAAACCCGCCAAACATAACGCCGGGTTTTTGGGTTAAAATCTTGTTTAACGTTGTCAATGTTTATGCCTTGAATAACTACTCCGCCATAATTTGACGGCACAAATAGCGTTGTTAATTCCTCAACTACTACGCGCGCCAATTCTGCGCCTGTCCCGTAATCCTCTGCAAAAATTTCTAATTTCGCGCTTACTAAATTAACAGGAATATTTTTATTATAGGCTTTTTTAATATCTATGTTGTCAATGCTATCAATTTCGTAAGTTATACCTAAAACCGGGTAATTTTCCAAACGCATTGGCGCCGGTTGTATTAAACCAGGATCGTTGTTTAATAAACTTGCGACGTTAATATTCGCGTTATTTTTTAAAATACTAAATAAACTTTTACCAATTTTTAAACCGTTATAAGCCACTTATTTAATTTTTTTTCTTATTATATTAATAACTTCGGTTTCAATGTCGCGCATTACTTTAACTTTTGTTGCGTTGTAAACTGTGTCAAACGTTTTGCGTCCCTCAAATTCGACGTCGTTTTTTTCGCTCCCAAATTCCAATAATGTTGGAAACGGGAAAATATTGTGTTTTGATCCAACTATAACAGCCGGGTTTTTATCTTTACTTTTTAAAACTTTTATTGAGCGCTTAAAATTTCCGCTTTTATTTATTTCGTCTGTTTGTATTTGATCGCGGACGGCATTAACAACCGGCCGCGCAATTTTTCGCAACGCTTGTTTTAAAACTGTCTTTAATTTTTTGTCTGTTAAATTGCCTAACATTTTATCGACTTGTTTATCGCCTGTTATTTGTGTTAAAACTTTCATTAATTAAATGATTTTGCTAATATTTCAACATAACAACGATTTCCGGAACCTCTAAACCTTACGCCGTTAATAACAAATTTTTCCTCGTCGTAAGTTATTGTACTTGTTTCGTCAATAATTTTAAAAAAAGCCTCATAACGAAAAATAAATTTTAATTTTTTTTG